ATCGGCGATGTCGTGGCAGTCCGCACACGCCCAAGCGGCCTGCAGGTCGTTTGGCTTGAAGCCCATGCCGCAAGTACCGGCCAGCCGGTAATGGGCCAGCACCGTGGTCGAGGATTCGCTCGAGCAGCCTGGATACCGGATCTGGCATTCGCGGTCGCGTGCCGCCTTAGTGAGTTTGCTCATTGCGTGTCTCCGCTGCGCTTGGCACGGAGTGCGGCCAACGCCTTGTTGCCCACTTCGGGAGTGATTGATTTGCCCGGTGCTGCGAGCTCCGCTACCGGCACGGGCGGCAACTCTTCGTCGCACCAGATCTTGCGGCACTGCTCGAGGTATTTCTGCTCAAAGCGGGTCATACCCAAGTCGCGAGGAAGTGTTTGCAGGCTCAGGAATCCAGCGGCGGCAGTGGCGTGGTAGATCGCCGGGTGAAACCACTTACCGCGCCCTTCCATGCCAGGGTGTGAGTTACGCAGGGCTTGGGAATACGCGACCTCGACGCTAGGCAGGCCAAGACCCTCTGGAGCAAAACACCAGCTCACGAACACGCCAGGCGCGGGCACGAATGCCGATTTGCTCGCGCTGACCACGCGCATACCGTGGCGCAGTTGATCCATTGAGTTAATGCCCGAGCGCATGAATTCCGCCAGCCATTCCAGTTTTGCGGCGTTCATCACCTCCTCGGTCGGCCAAGACTGCCTCCATGCGCCGCAAGCTCCACGCAGCCGCAAAAACAATTCGTCGATCACTTGGCGGGTGGCCGGGTCGATCTCGACAGAGACCGCAGGCGGTGGGGTGTAGGTCAGATCGGTTCTCCGATTCTGGACCAGATAACCAGCTCGAACAGGCCCATTCACAGGATCACCCCCTTTGAAGCCCAGTCGCCGCCGACTGCCGCTTCTTCATCGGCTGACAGCGAGCCTTTGGCACGCTCTTTCACGTACCAAACCACCAAGCGGTTACACCAACCGGCGGATGTGTCTACGGTGTTCTGCTTGGCCACAAACCAGCCGATGAAGCTGCGGATCAGCGCGTCAGGGATATCGGCAGGCTTGATGCCAGCAATCTGAGCCTGGGCGATCAGGTAACGGCTGTCCGGTGCCCAGTCGGCGAACATTGCGAAGCGCTGACGATCATCGGTCGATTCCAGGGCCTGCTTGTCCTGATCAGCGATCACGTCCGAAATCTCGCGCGGCTGCTGCTGTTCGGTTAATTGATGGTTAAGTGACGTATTGGGTGCAAATTTCGCACCCCGCTCGATCGAATTCTGCACCCCGTTCTGCTGTGATTTGCACCCCGTGCCGTCATCTGCACCCCGTTCAGTTCGGGGTGCAGGATTTGCACCCCGCTTTATCGGCAAGTCATAGACGACTGGGCGGCGGTCATGGCGCTCGATGTAAACGGCTGCCAGTGCTTGGTTGCCGGGGACGATCAGTTCAGACGCCCTCAACAGCTCAAGTTTGGAACGGACTGTGCGCTCGGAAAGGCCAGTGTCTTCACTCAGCGTGGTGGCCGAAGGGAACGCCCCACGCCCGTCTGTACCGGCGTAGTTGGCCAGGCACAGCAGCACATGCCGTGCGCTGGAATCAGAAAGGGTCACGCGCGGGATCTGTAGCGCCCACGACATTGCTTGAACGCTCACAGTGCTACTCCAATCTTTCTGCCTGTGTTGCCTTGATCAGGTCTGATGTGCATAATCTGTCTCGCAAAGTTGTGAAGAAGCCGGTCTAGCCACCGGCTTTTTTTTGCCTGAAATTCAGACGTTGTAGGTGTCCGGTGCATCCGTGGTAGCTTTCTGCCTCCACACAACAAGGTCACGGAGACCGGACATATGAGCTTTAGCAATTTCAACTACGCAGCTGAGTGGTTTGGCTTGGTTGATCGATACGACCAAGCAATCCGTGAAAAGAAGGAAGAACTATGGAGTGGCCGCTTCCCTGACCAGCACTTGCGGCAAGCACTTGGCGACTACAAGCTGAAATGTTTTGCAGAGCGAATGCGGAAGAGTCCTCAGGCAATCTGGAAGGCACTGGATCCGCACGAAGCCCTCAGGCTCTACCTGATTAACAAACATCATTGGCACCCCGACCAGGTACGAGCGATTGATCGAGACGATCAATTTTTATATCTGCTGCGCGATGAGCTGGTGAGCATGAGGTTAACGTCAGAGGAAGCGGCTCCGGTGCGGCAATCGGTAGAGCACTGGGACTCCCATCCGGAGTTCTATCTCCATCTGGATCTGCCGACTTCATAAACTCTGCAAATCGGATCGCGGATGCATCCCAGAAAGCTGCCTCGGACTTGTGCCAGGCGGCTTTTTCTTCGCGCGTGACATCTTCCGGCCACAGCAGGATCGGAAGACGCCGACCATCAAGCGCAGCGATGCCTGTAAGAATCTGGGCGGCGACCTGCGTTGTAGTGCCTGTTGCTCGATCGCAGATCGCTTTCACTGCTGCCCCGCGGTCTGCACGCGAAAGTTCGACGGTCTCGGCCTGCTCGCGGCACTGCTCAGATGCATCGGTGTGGGTTTTGCTTTCGTTCATGTCTTACTCCGATGTTGTTTACTGGATGAATCAACAGCCCATAAGCTGTACTACCTGCCTTTTCCGCCTGAGCGGATAATCATTTCGTTGCCGTTCAAGTGCCGCAGATCGTCGGAAATGTGTTGCCCTTTACCCTTATGAAGGGGCTTAAGCGGCAGTTTTCTTTGCGGATGGTTTGGAGTTCTTGCCTAGCTCCCCGTGCATACGGTCGATCGCAATGCCGACGATGTAACTCGGGTTACAGATCTGGCCGTTACGGATACGGAAAATGGTCGAGATATCGCACTTAGCGCGCTCTGCGATGGCTTTGTAGGTCAGTCCTGAGCCAAGCAACGCATCCAGTTTGTTCGGAAGATCGGTAGCGCTCATGGCTGCCTCCTTTGTAGATATGCACATAATCATGCACCAGTGCATAACTGTCAACGCCCTACTCTATTGCTGTATGCACTGCCTAAAGCGACGATTGCACCCATGCATAAAACTATCGATAAAATTCTGGCCGAACTGATGGCCCGCGACGGCCTCAATCAGGCCGAATTGGCTCGCCTATCGAATGTTGGTCAGCCGACAATTTCCCGGATACTCAAGCCTTTAGGCCCGAAAGGAATAAAAGAGCCGACCGATAAGCAGGTACGGCCTTTGGCGTCTGCACTGAGGGTCACCACGGATCAGTTGAGAGGCTATGCACCGATCGATGGCGCTACGGTCGATAGCGTGGTGCCTGCACAGAAATCATCCTCCACCGACCTTGTACGCGACATGCTGGCTCGCAGTTCGAACCTGCCCGAGAACCTGAGGCAGAAGATTCTAGCTGTCGCAGGTGCTGAAGATGGGGGCGGGGCAATCGAGATTGACTACTACCGTCCAGGCGTTGTCGGAGACGAGGTTTGGATTGCGCACTACGATGTTCGCGCTGCGATGGGTGGAGGCCAGATACCTCACGACTACCCAGAAATGCTCCAGGACGTGCGTGTCAGTCCGAAGCATTTGCGCGAGATGGGTGTCGAGTTCGCGGAGCACTTCCACCTGAAGATGGTCACGGGCTGGGGGCAATCGATGGCTCCTACGATCAAGCACCGCGATCCACTACTAGTGGACATCAGCATTCGCGAGTTCGCGGGTGACGGTATCTACATGTTTTCATGGGATGGGCATCTGTACATCAAGCGCCTGCAATGGATGGGCGATGGACAGATAAAGATGATTTCGGACAACACCCGACATCCGCCCGAGACGATCAGGGTCGACGAGGCCTACATACAGGCTCGAGTGCTGCTAGTTTGGAACGCGCATTTACTATAGCAAAGCGCTTCCAGTACAGATGAATAAGATCAAAAAATTTAACTTTAGCGCTAACCATCGCACTTAAACTTCAGGGGATAACATGGACAAGCAAACTCAAACGGAATTTAAGATATCCTACGACGCCCCGGGCGACCTTGAAAATCATCAAATAAACGCTAAAGACCTAGGGAATGCCATAATCGGTATGCATGACCTAATTACTAAGGCTGCATCAATTGTCAGCAGCGGCGCATCTGAAGCAGAGCTTAAAGTACTAGCTCCGGCGCAAGAAGGTTCTTTAGAAATCGTCTTCGCTATAGTCGCAGACCCACTCACCACAATCACAGTCATGAAAGCTATTGGTATAAGTGTTGTAGGGGCTGTCGCCAGCGCTGCCACGGCAATCGGTATTATTGATAGACTCAAAGACACAAAAATCGACCGAGTCGTTATTGACTCCAAGACCAAGGAAGCAACTCTAATAACAAAAGACGGTGAATTTAATACCACATCCAACGTTGCACAGCTAGTGTCGAGCCGAGAGATTCGGCAAGCACTGCACAAAGTGATTCAAGCGCCTCTTCAAGGAATAAGCAATGCGACGATATCTTTTATATCCAAAGACGCGGAGGTTGTTCTTGCAGAACCTGAAATCAAAAACTTCACTCCAATACGATCTGATGTAACTGAGAAAGAAAACAAGGAAATTTTCCAAAAAGTTGTTCAGTTTACCAAGCTAAACTTCAAAAGTCGTCGGGGATGGACGGTACAAAGCAAGGATGGACTTGATGTATCCGTGACGATCCGCGATGACGCCTTCTTGTCGAAGGTTGCTGCAAATGAAGAAGCCTTCCAAAAAGATAAGTTTTACACGGTTGAAATTCAAAAAACGGAAACAATAAATATCAGCGGTGCTAAAACCAGCTATGATATAGTTAGAGTTATTAGCGAACACAACTAACAGCAGAGAACAACATGTGGTCAACTTTATTGATAGCCCAAGCAATAGGATGGCTTGTTCTTATCTTAAGCTCTCCGTTGATATTTATTTTCGTCCGAAAGGCCGTCTTGCACCTGTCATATGTAATTTTGCCACGAGATACTATCTTGCAGTACCAATCAGACGGACAAGTGACTGAAGCGTACTATATTAAACACAAGCTATTCGGTGCAGCGTCATTTAGAAAGTTGACACAAGAAGAAATTATGCAATTGGAGCCAGCCAAATGAATGACAACATGTTCATGGCCCTCTCTACTTCTGTCGTAAATGCCGCAGCCTTAGCGGCCACTTCTGTTATAGGGATTCCGGCCGTTACTCAGGGAATTATGGCGTCAAGCGGCATACTGTCACCGTTCTTGTCCCTCTGGCTACTTAAAGTCTATGTGCGATTTGATGATCCTGTCGAATTGACTAGAATTATATCTAGCTTGAAATCATCAATAAGCGTCTGCAAAGCACACCTAAAAGATAATTCTTCGAGCGAAGAGTTCAAGCAAAAGACTAGAATTCAACTAGGGAAGGTCTGAAGTA